AGCCTAGGTTGTCCCGGGTGACTAGGGCGCTCACAGGTGACGGCGCAGACTCCCAGCCAAGGCTGTTAACGTAGGTGTAGACGTAGTAGTAATACTCAATGACTGGGGATGTCGCACCAGAGTTCGTGCCCGACACTGTAGGAGCGCCAGCTGGAGCGGGGATGCCCATAGGACGGCTAGCTGTAGGATATGGGGCTGTGGCCAAGCCGATCACGTTGTTTGTGAACTTAGGAGCGCCGTCGCCAGTGTAGTACGTCTGTTCGGTTGTATCAGCAGCATCAAAGCCACGCACCACATTTACAGCAGTTGTCCAGCTTAGCCAGTACTGAGCGTCGGAGTCTACGTCACGACCCATGCGGTAAATGGTTTGACGGCCAGAAGGAACTGTTGCTACGGTTGCTGGGGATTTCCAAGCACGCAAGTCGCCACGCCCGGGCTTTTGGTTGCGGGAGACGACACCTACTGTGTCAGGCAACATAACGGGGTTGATCGCTCGGTTCTCACCGGCAAAGCCCCCATAGCGAATAACGGCCATAGCTCACTCCTATATGCCTAGATTGTAGTGTTAACCACCCAAAACAGCTAGGGCCTGATTGATGTGTTTGATGCGATCGTCAAGGCCGATTGTGCCGCCGTTGATACGTTTCGTCATGGTCACAAAGTCGCGGCCATCAGCGTGCTGATTAATCTTGTGTGTCTGCCAAAACCAACCCGCTGTTTGAGCGGCGTACTTAGGAGTGCGCACGAGTTCAGGCTCCATCACAAAGTCCACACCCAACGCTTTGCCTGCGTGGTAGAAGTTGCTATGACCGGTCAACTGGAGAAATCCGGAGCCGCGGAACCGCCAACCATCCCCAGAAGCCTCGTCGCGGTTTCCCATACGGTTACTGTAAATGCGATTGGCGATGCGTTTAGGCTGCTTTTCGTAAGCCGCAGCCTCCTCGGGTGTAAAGCCCCATGCACGCTTAGGTGTCTTGGGGAACAGCTTTAAAAGCGTTGCAGCTCTGTAGTTCAGGTTCTCTTCCATGATCTTGAAGTTGCCGCACTCGTGCCCGCACTGTCCGATCCAGCTAGCTTGCTGCAAAGGTGTGAGGATGCCAAACCGCTCGAAGGTTTCGTTGAACGCATCGGCCAACGCTGGGTCGATGTGCATTTGTTTGAGTTGGTCACTTGTTACCATTTAAGAGATTCCTTACGTCGTTGTATGCGTCGATGCACGCATTCAGTTGTGCAGTGTTCCTGTCGCCCTGAGCCACTATTTCTGCGATGGCTTGGAGGGTTGCTCGCTCGGCATCAGAAGCTTGGTCAGTCGGTCTGTCAGGTTCACTTCTTGTTTCTGGGCTATTTGCGGGGGCAGGGGCGGGACTTGCGGGGGCTTGTACGCAACTTGGGGTGGGGAGGCGCACCCGGCCAGCAGCAATGAGGCGATTAAGATCAGTTTGCTTTTGATTGACAACATTTGTGGTCTCCTGAAGTTTAGCGGCAGTGGTGTTGATCTGTTCGTTTAGTTTCTGCTCAGTCTGACGAGCTTCCTCATTCTTCTTGGCAATTTCTGCCTGCATCTCTGCGTCCCGTTTGTTCCAGCCTTTGTCATAGCCAAAAAAGTACGTGCCGACAAACAACACGATTACAGCGATGACTGCGTACACCCAGCGGGGGAGAGATAGCAAAAACATAATCAGGTCTCCTTACGAGCGGCTGCAATCTCTGCACGGTCATCATCGGGCTCCATGTGTTCTGGAGGCGTTGTAGGTGGAGGCCCGGGAGTCCACGACTCGTCAAGGTCTGGGTTCTTGTAGCCCATCCAGTTGAAGGTGGGCATGAGCGATGAAGCCGCTGGCGGGGAGATCACCGTTGCCTGCACAGGTACTGGTGTGCTAGAGGTTGTCGTTGTAACTGTCGTTGTAGGAGGATGAGGAGCCATGGCTTGAGCCGCAGCGCCCACAGCGCGTTTACTCATCACACCGCCAATACCACCTACTATCAACAACACAATGTCGTTCAGCATCTTCGTATAAGCCTGATCGATGGGAGCCATCGACTTGATTGGCTGTGTGACGAACGTCACTGAATACAGAAGCGCCACGACAATGAAGCACAGGATGCAGGTGACTGCAACCACCACAAAGCCCCAGATGCGGACTTCGATATCTTCAGCGGTTAGGACTGGCTTCTGGAGCTGGTTGGGCTGGCTGGTTTGTTGCATTGATTTGCTTCTCCAAGATTGGGGCTACAAGGTATTCAGGACATTGCTGTGTAAACAAGCACTTAGGCTTTTGACATTGTGCAGCATGGAAGTTGTCAGGGTTCTGGCAGTAATAGCGGTACCGGTCTTCACAGCCGGTCAGCATCAACGCCGCAAAAATAAAAATATACTTCATACCATGACGTCCACAGAGTTGGGTCTAGCCCATTGGTTGCGCACTTGTTGCAGTTTGTGATTCTGCTCGTTTTGATGGTTCAGGCGTTGCAGCTCCTGCAGATTCTTCTGCTGAATTATGCGGTATGTTTCCAACAAAATCTTGGCGTTGGCTTGGTAAGGAGTGACTCTCATAACCCAATCTTCCCCAATAGAAGGTTAACAATCTTGTCTGACAGGTCATCTGGCAAAAAGCGTAGGAAGCCAAGGAACCACCACGCTGCGCAGCCGTAGCAGAACACCTTGCAGAACATGTCGAACTGCTTTTGATACTCGTTCATAGCTCATCTGCCGCAACGCTTAGTGGTGTTGCAAAACTCCACCATCTCATAGATGCCGATGAACAACAAAAATAGCAAGAACGCAATTGCACCAATGGCAACGGCCCACTCTTGCATCTCAGCGTCTTTTTCCTTTTGCTTCTTCTCAGCGGCTTTCATAGCCGCTATTTCTTTGGCGTCGTCTCTGTCCATCTCGGCTTGACGGGCTTTGATTTTGTTCCACACGTCAATCTTGCCGGTCTGCATGAACAGCATTTTGAGCTCCTCCTCGAAGGCGCGAGCTTGCTCAAGGGCCATTTCGATTTGCAGGGCGGTGCCCATGTTGGAGCCTTTGCCAGAGCGCTTAGCCTCAAGCATTGCCTTAGTCGCGGTGGACTTGGCATCGAACATCTTGCCGATCATCGGCGCGAGTGAACCTAGGTCATTGGCTACTTTCGCAGCCTTCTTGACCATACTAATTGCAGATTGAATGCCTGCTAGGGCCGTTACGGGATCAATCATTTTTTCTCAACTTTTTTCCATTCAAGGCAGATTACCTTGCGGTTGTACACGTCCCCAGACCATGTCCACCGGACACAGCGGTATTCCGTGTTTAAGCTGAAAACCAAGAGAGTCGCCGCTAGCCAATTCATGGCGGCCTCCGTATTTAGGTTCGGCTAAACAGGCGGGAAAGGGCAGTTTTAATGGAGTTGAAAAAGCTACCGCGAGTGGGTTCTGCGTTTTTCACTTCGGGTTCTGGGGTCACAGGAAGCTCAACGGGCAGCGTAACAGGTTCGGGTTGCACAACCGTTACTGTTTTTTGCTTGGGTTTATTTGTTGTAGCCATACAACAATCCTATTACTTATCTTGCTTGGAGTCAAGCTTGTCGAAGATTTGGCGAAGGATGTCTTTGATCTCTTTGATGTCGGCCTTGTAGTCATCCTTCTGGACGTAGTCCTTCAGAATTTGTTCGCGCATAGCAGCCACATCGTCTTCCAGTTTCTGGATTTTGCGAGTGACCTGATTGAACACAAACACGGCCAGAAACGCGGCAATGGCCACGACGAAGTTAAAGATTTGTTGATTGTCCATGATTGTCTTAGAAAATAATTTCAGCGCTTAATTCAATATTAGTTGCGGTTGCCAGAATGTTAGAACCGCCGCTATCAGAAGCAATCTGTACAGTGTAGATAAAGCCACCCATTCCGTTTCCTGTTCTTTGAACACCAAAAAGTGGATTACTTGATATCTGATGCCAGACGCCTTTGGCAGAGCCGTATTGAGTCGCACCGCCGAAACCACCGGTGCCATAACTGCTGGTTTGGGTAAATCTAACCCAATAGCTTGAACCAATTCCAGTTGTGGGGGGTGATGCCCAACTCGTATAGTCACCTATACCAAAATCGCTCGTGCTGGAATCTATGCTTCCGTCAGAAACAATAATATATTCAGCATAGGCGGTATCACCCGGGTAGGCTGTCCCGTAAACCCCCGCCAAACCTGCCAAAGAAATTGTAATAGCAGACTTCCCATGACCATCGCTCATACTGATGGTGTTTCCACTTCCGGGCTTACCAAACAACGACCGCACCGCCGAATCGTTCATGTCGATCGTAGCCGTAGCCGACCGCCCCAGCTCAGTGTTTACCTGACCTAGGGTTATCGTATTACCGGAGGCGGGCAGCGTCATGGTTTATGGTGCGGCTGTTGGCGCAGCAGGGGTCTCCGTAACGGGAGCCCAAGGCATAGGAGTCTCGGTGATCGGAGTTGCTTTTTCAGCAATCTGTTTGGCGATCATGCCATTGACGTGCTCTTCGTAGCTACCAACGACGACGTCTTGAATCCAACCCAGAACCATTGCTTCGGTCAGTTCAGCAAGAGGCACAAAGGTTGAACCTTCTGGCATGGTTGTTGTCGTGAAAGGCGTTGCACCAGAGAATTCACCAGTGTTACCGTTTTCGTCTGTACCGGTCTTTTTCCAGTAGGTCTGAACGACGGCGTTTTCGTTGCTGCCTTCGGTGCGAGTTTTGAGGCTTGTGACAGCCCATGTGTAGGTAATGGCCATGGTTAATCTCCAATGAGTTTGTTGATGAGGGATTCTAACTGTGCTACGCGGTTTCGTAAATCCACGACTTCTTTTGCCAGTTCTACAGCAGAAACCATAGCGGCATTGCCATATGCGACTGCAAGATGTGGCCCTTCGTCTAAAACAGTTTCAGGCAAAACAGTCTGGAGGCTTTGAGCGCTAACACCTGCCTGCCTTGCACCCGTATCAGTTCTAGTATAAGTGCCGCTCTTGACTTTGGCTAGGGCTTCAACAAACCCTGCGCATACATCTGACCAGTCTGTTTTTAAGCGCTCATCAGAATAGGCGGTGACATTGCCTTTTGCAATAAAGTCAGAGTTGCTACGAAAAATAAAATTGCAGTCAGCAGATGTTGTTCCAAAATGCATGCCCATACTATCGGAACCGCCATAACCCCCACCGCCTTGGAAATACGAAATTCCATAACTATCAGCATTTCCAAAACTCCAAATGCGATTTCGGCCTGATTGATACCCTGCATTTTGAAAGCCGCCTCCGGTACCAGATGAAACAACGCCTGCGCTCGAAAGAGATAGTCCTGAACTGCTTGGGTCTAAGTAATAGCTTGTGCTGTTGGCGTCATAGAAAATAGTGCCGTCTACACGAGCGCCAAAGTAAGCGCCTTTGTTGCAGTACACCCCGTACGCCGAATTGGTCGACGAAGTGCCAATACCCATGCAGTCGTTTGAAACTAGGTAATAAAAATACCATTTGCCATTGGCTTCGCGGTAAACACCACCGTTACCAGCGCTGTCATACATCATCCCGTTAACAGCGCTGTGGGAGAGATACATGCCGCTGTACGAATTTTTGCTGCCGTCTATTTGCAACTGTGTGTACGTGGAGCCACCATTTGGGTAAAAATGCGCACCATAGTGGTTTGGCCAATAGATTCCTGCGGAACTGTCACACTGAATCCAAGTGTTCGGACGGAAATATTGATTTCCAGACAAAACAAGGCCATAAAGGTACGAACTACTACTGGGGTCACAGTAGTAAGCAGTGTTTTCGTAATCATAAAAAACTGGTGCTCGAACTGAGCCTGTAACAAGGAAATCTGCGTTGTGGTTTAACTGCATTTTCCATGTAGACCAGTTAGCGCTACCTGCTTTACTTGTATACCAATAGTGCTGGTGGTCTTCAGATGATACGTTTCCCGCAGTTCTCCAATGACCTGAGTAATAATGAAGGTCGTTTCCGTAGGTTCTTAAAAATCCGGAGTAGTTTGATTGAACGCCAAGTTCAAGAGAATCGTAATTTGAAAGGCCAGCGATCTTAATTGCAACCACGCCATTGGCGTTAGAGCCGCCATTTGCGGCTTGGTAGTTTGCGTAATTAAGAACACTGTTGCTGGTTGGGTCTAAGTAGTAGTTTGTGTTGTTACTGTCGTAAAAGATTGGTGATCTAATAGATTCGCCATTTAGCAAGTAACCGCCGTTATCCATTAAAACGTTCGCGCCGCTAAACCTCATCTGCCACGTGTTGTTACCGCCAACATACAACTCATCGCCAGAGCCCGCTTTTATCATAGAAGCGTTTGTGCCAGCTGACGTAAGCGTTATATCAGAAGACCCATTTACATAAAATATTGCAGTAGTTAATACACTGGTGCCATTTGGGTCTACGTAGTACGCAGTGTTGTTGCTGTCGTAAAAGATTGGCGCACGGGATGACACGCTTGTCTGGGATACACCCTGACTACTTACCCAGAAATCAGAGCCGCCTTGTGTAGCGGTTCCGCTTACATGAAGCCCAATATAATCAGGGCCGCCTTGGAAATACGAAATTCCATAAGTATCGGCATTGCCAAAACTCCAAATGCGGTTTCTGCCGCTTGTAAAAGTTCTATTTTGGAAACCCCCGTTTGTTCCAGTACCAGATGAAACAATCCCGTTAGTTGCTAACGCAAGGCCCGTGCTGTTTGGGTCTAAGTAATAGCTTGTGTCGTTGCTATCGTAAAAGATCGGCGCACGAAAATCCCCCGATGCGTACCCAGTGCCGTTGATGCTGACCCTGTATGATGAACTGTGGTCGTTTACACCAAACCACCAATTGCCTGCCGTTGACAAAGACAGGTAGTACGCAGCATTGGTATCAGAATACAAGCCGAAGCCATTACCAACACCATAGTCCGGAGCGTAGCCTGCGATCCAGCGCCAGCTGTTATTCCCTTTAATGTAGAGATTACCAGCATTTGAGCCGCCGGGCCCTCTACCCACACTTAATTCGGAAAGTCTGGAATCACTGTTCGGGTCTACGTAATACGAAGTGTTGTCGCTGTCATAGAAAATTGGAGCACGTGAAGAACTGTACGATGTTGTGTTTCCGCTGTTGCTAACGATAAACGCATTTATGGTGTCCGCGCTGTTGTTAAAGCGAAAACCATGAGTTGGCGTACCCCTAGCGTATGCTCCGTCACCCGCCCAATTTTGAACGCCATACCAGTTAGCCGCATTTAAAACTGAAGTACCATTTGGGTCTATGTAACGGGCGGTGTTGTCGCTATCGTAAAATATTGGGGAGCGTGATGAACCATAAGCGTAAAAATTACTGCCAGTGTCGACTTCAGCTCTTGTAACGTTACTTGCCCTGTCATAGATTGCAAATGTAGAAGAGCCGGTAGACCCAATAGACCATGTGCGTGTGGTAGAAATAATATCCACCCATGTGTTTGCATTAGGGCTTTCAAATCCCGCTACTTGGTTTGCATTTTTCTTAACATGCAGCGGGAATGATGGCGAAGCTATGTTGCCAATGCTTACACTACCGCCGCCGTAAACCAAACCAACATTACCGCTATGGCTGTACTGCAGCCAGATTTGATTACCAGAGGTTACATGTTGGATTGTGTCTGTATACGAAGAATCGCTTATTTGAATATTACGGAAACGCCCACCACCGGCGGAGTACACACCCCAACTACTACTGGCGAAATCACCATAGTACGTAGTGTCGTTGCTGTCGTAAAAAATTGGTGAGCGCGTGCTTTGGTTAATTGTGGTAAACCCGCCACCACTGCCTAAATCTATACCACCAGTAGATATAGCTTGTAAATATAAAATAGACGAACCATCTTTTGTTTGGAGTGTGTTATACGCACCGCCATAGCCTACGCTTAAATTACCGAACTGAGCGCCAACACCCAGCCCTGAAACAAGAATGCTGCCCGTCATTGTTCCGCCACTTAAAGGCAGAGCGTAGGAGTTGTAGTTGCCACTATGAACAAGAACGCGCCACGTACCAAAACCTCCGTTATTGACTGTACGCATCCAAATATTTTCGGTATCTGTACCAGAGAGCTGATGACCGTAGGAAGCTGTACCACCGCTTGGGTGTGAATAAATATTAATTAACCAATTGGCGTTGTCCACCGCTTCTGGCTGCCCGGTTGCTCCAACTTGATAGCGATATACGCGAAAACCGTTGCCAATAGAAGTGCCGGGTGCAGTCCATGCAGTGTTTAGGTTAGAAATCTCACCGCTTGCAACGTTGGCTGCTGTAGCAGCTGATGATGCAGACGTAGCCGTAGCCGCGTTACCGGTAATCGAAATACCCCAAGTACCAGAAGCGCCTGTACCGGTCAGAGTTGGGCTATAGCTGTTGTAGTTGGCTGCGTGAAGAATGTTGTTGCCATTAATAAAAGCAAAAGAACCATCGGCAGCAATTCGTGTTGACAAAGTGCCATCGGCTTTACGCAACAACAGTTCACCAACATTTGTAGAAAACCAAATACCTGAATAATTTGCACCATTGGTGTTTGAGTAAACCCCCCAAGAACTGGCAGCTGTAGTTGTAAGCACAGAGCCATTTATCGCTAATGGCCCTGTCAAAGTTCCGCCAGCCAAAGGCAAATAAGTACTAGCCGCTGACGCAGAAGTCAAATAGCCTGACAGCGCAGAGCTCGTGATGTAGCCGCTTGGATTGCTGTTGTTGTAGGGTGTGAAGCCCAAAGCTGTGGTCACCATGCCGGATGTGATGCCGGTGATGTAACCTGATGGGTTGCTGCTGTTGTAAGGCGTGTAGCCCAAAGCTGTTGTGACTTGGGTCGATGTGATACCTGTCAGGTAGCCATTAGGGTTTGTGCTGTTGTATGGCGTAAAGCCCAACGCAGTCGTAACGTCGGCAGACGACAACGTGATCGCGCCTGTGCGGGTGTTGAAACTGGTCACACCGCCGACGATGTTAATCACACCAGTGGCTGAGTCATAAGAACCTGCACCGGTCACAGAAATTGCACCACGAGCGCCTGCAGCAGTAACAAACCCACTAGGATTCGTTGCGTTATATGGGGTAAACCCTAACGCTGTAGTGACGTCACTGGATGTAATACCAGTTATATAGCCAGCTGGGTTGGTAGCATTGTATGGGGTAAACCCTAATGCTGTTGTAATATTACCACTAGTCAGCGCAGCCCATGAGGTAGACGTGGCATCAGTCGTCAAAAACTTACCTGCGTTGCCTGCCTGAGATGGCAAGAAGCTGGCTTTAACTTCCGCTGTCAAAGTGCCACGAACAGTGTCAACGCTCAAGTACTGAGGGTGATCGTCATCAGACAAACCAGACAAATTACCATGGTCGGTTATCAGTGAAGCTGCAACACCTGCCGCAGCGATCGAACGGATGTCGGTGATCGAAACTAAGCTGGCTTTTACAGCGTTGCTGAAACTGTCGGCGCACTGAAAAACTAATCTGTACAGCGGACGGAATTCCACTGAAGGAAAGCCGGGAAGTTGCAACGAGGTAAAGTCAACAGCTTCAGCGGCGCTTTGCAAATCACTTTCGGCTTGGCCGATGATTGCAATGACTGGGTATGTCAGGTTGTTCGTCGCCAGAATCCATGATGTGGCGTACTTGTTGTTTGCGACGTCGGCTGTTGACCATACGCCACCGGACAATGCGTTGTATTGAGGACGAGCAGTACCTTGCTTGAGTGGGTAGTCAGTTGGTGCATCGATGACCCAGCCTGTGCCGGACAAATACAACACTGGAATGCGCGCAGGGCTCAGAAGGTCTTGTTCCCACGTACCGGCTGTTGGTGTGTTGGTCGCAGTGACGATGATCTTCATGTCCTCGTCAAAGAACGTACCGCCTTCAAGCGTCAGTTGTGCGTGAGCATTGGAACTACCATTACCACCAAGGGTGTAGCCGCTTGCACCGAAGCCACTAGCTAGAGCAGCGCCGCGCGTGCGATGCAGGTATTCGTGAGTCTGCCAATCAAGGACAACGCCGTGACGTTCGTCGCCAAAATATGGGCAAGCACCGGTGGCAGCGTTCCAGTAAATGTACGCAGTTGGAGCTTCCTCAGAAAATGTGAAGTAACCAGCTTTAGCAGCTAGAGCGCCGTTCGCGTCGAAGTAAATCGAGTACATCCCCGATGTGTTGGGGATCGTAACGGTCTGCGCAGAGCTGACAACAACCTTCTTGCCTTTGCACCAAACTGTAAAGCTAGTGCTTACAGGTGCAATCGTGAACGTACGGGTCGATGCATTGAAGCTAATCGTGGAGGTTGTACGGTCTTCATGACCCATGGGTTCACCGGTAATACCGGATACTTCCGCTAGATTGGTGAAGTTTGCGTCGACTTCGTTATTTGTAAGAGGCGAGCCCTTACCCGCTCGGGTAACAATATCAACCATACAACACTACTCCAAAATTTAGCTAACTGTGATCGCCCATGTAATGCTCATGGCGTCATCTGCGCCTTTGTTAACAACAGCGAACACGGTACGGCACAGCATAGTACCGGAGGAAGAAGCGTTGAAAACGCCAGCCTCAACAACGGCACCAGTACCTGTACCAGCGGGGAAGCTAGCAACGTAGGTCACAACAGCGCCGGAGGATGTAGAAGATGACAACGCAACACGGCCCAATTCAGCGCCCAAGGCAGCGTCGTTAGTCGCAGCAGCGGTACTGTTAGAACCAATGGCCATGTGAGACATGGCGGTCGGTGTACCAACAATGCGTGATGCAATGAAGGTTTTACCTGTCGCAACGACGAGGTTTTTAATCTCGCGGCGGTCTTTGATCTGGCCATCTGGGCCAGTGATTTCGACGACTACGTCGCCAGTTACTTTGAGTTGGTCGTTTAACATGGGGGCTCCTATGAAAATGTTCGGGATTCACCGACGTAGTCTTCTGCGAAGTATGACAGATCGCAGTAGTTTTGGGAAGACAAAATACCACTACTGACCAAAGATACCGAGTCGGCTTTGTTCGCATTCCAAGCCCTCGTGCTGGTGTCAGCAACAAAAACCAAGTTGGTTACGTATTTTACAGCTTGGTAAGTGATATTGTCTGCGAGATCGGCGCTATCATTCATCGCAACGCCGTCGTTGATTACTCGCCCAATAATGCGGCTAGAGAAATCAGAAAGCACAAGGCTATCAAACACACCTTTGTCGACAATTCTAGACAAAGAATCGGAGTGACTAAAGTCGTCTGAGAAAACTTTAAACGTGTTTCTGACCGCAAAATCAGATAGCGGGAACGAATCTACCAGCGACTTGCCAGCGTCTTTGGCCACCAAATCAGTGTGCGTAAAGCTATCAAAAAGCGCCTTAGAAGTGTCCCTAGATATGCTGTCCGGCACATAGAACACATCCGCGGAGTGTTTTCCCAGATTAAATTGAATCGCATCCACTGTGCCAGCGCTGTCAACTAGTGCTTTACTAAATACGGTACGAAAGGTTTCTTGAAGGCTAACCGAGTGTGTGTACGCCAGTTGATACAGAAATGTTGGGGCGGTGTCAGACAGAGAGAATGAGCTAGACAGAGGTTTGATAAAACCCTTAGCGGCGGAATCACTCAGTGCAAAGTTATCTGCAAGAGGGCGGCTAAAGGTAAACGAAACTTGGTGGGCGAAATCGATCGTGTCTGTAAAACGGCGAATGTACTCAAGCGTGCGGATGACGAAGTCCGGCAGGGCCACACTGTCAGTATAGGCAAGTTGCGTGTCAATGCTTGCAATGTAGTCTGTCGGCCCGAACGTGTCGGTAAGCGCCTTTTGCGTCGTTCTAAACGAAGCGTCAGTTACAAAAACTTCTTCAGGGAAAAACTGGAACCGACCAGACGTATCAAGATACGCGGCAGACGCTAGCAGTATGTAGTTCAGGTTAGCCGCAGGTACTATCACCGTCACCGATGCACCAGCAACGACAACAGAAGTAGCAGCAGCTAAAAGCGCAGCCGAAGTCTCGGCTACAGGCGCTACGATGACGACGCTTGCCCTTGCTCTTGTAACAGCCGTTGAAGCCGTTAGAGCAGTTCTGACAACCGTCACGCCCATTAGAAGTCCTCGCGCAGCTTAAACTTCAACAAGTCGTAAACAGTTTGGATGGTTCCGTCGGAAAACGTGATCTGGATTTCGCCTTCATAGTCACCGGCTTCACCCAACAACATAGCGGGAGCAGAAGCAGGGTAGAACGCAACTTGGCCGTTAACGCCGTCAGTCACAGAACCAGTCACAGTAGCAGTCAGGTCGGCAGAACCTACAGCGCGGAACTTCAGCAAAACCGTAGCACCAGTCACCACAATTGGCAGCCCGGTGATTTCATCGGTGATGTTGCAGACTAGCGCAGGCTTGGTGTCGCCCTGTACGAGTTTAATTTTCTCGGCCATGTGTCACCTCAGATTTTAGGCGCTACGCCTGTTGTACCAGCCATCTCAGTTGTCAATGCAGCTTGGAATGCTGCGTAGTGAGCCTGTGCGCGTTGAGCATTACCAGCGTATTCGCTGTCCTTTGTGTAGGCGCGGTACAAGATGTAATCGGCCAAGACGTTGCCGTAGATGTCAGGCAAACTGATATTACCAGTCACAGCGCTGTATACAGCCCCGTCAGCGGGCTCAGTGATGTCTGTTGGATAGGCAGAGTACACCAACTCAACGGAAGCGCCTGAAGAGGCTGCTGGTGGGTATACATAGAATACCTTGGGGTCACGAGCGTCGTACATGTAGTGCAGAATCTCTGTCACGCCTGTCAGGTTGTACCAGTTAGGGCTCTGTGTGTCCAAAATGTTGCGCACGGTCATGCGAACAGAACGCTTTGTGCCAGAGGTATTACGGATCACGTCGATCAGTTTAGAGCCGTTGGAGGGCAAGGCTTGCTTAGCGCCGCCCGCAAGTGCCACTGTGGCATTAGTCACCATCGAGTCAGGGCGGTACAAGACCACTTCACGCTGACCATCATTGAGATAACGAACAAGTTCAGCCACTGGCCAACGCACAGACGTGTTGTCCTGCATTGTCTCAACGACACGACGGATGATTGATTGTGCTGCAATGGTCATGATTTACCTCAAGCG